TATTTGATACTTTTGTTTTAATAATATCTAGACTTTCAGACAAAATTCTAGATGGTTCAAAAACCCCAATCGAATCTATTTTCATTTCAAATACATTAGGATTATCATTTTCATCTGTATGGAAAAAGCGTTCTCCATATGTTAAATTAAAATTTAAGGTAGTTTTTCTAACTTTTTCACTATCTTTTTTTTCTTCACTTGAAAGTGTTTTAGATAAATGTTTTTCTAATGCTGCTTGTTTTTTTTTTTCGTCTATTTTATTATTAAATGTAGCACATGATACCGGTGAATATCTGGCATTATTCTCACCAATTCCAATAGAAGCTGTGCCTTCAACGTGTAATTTTTCACCAATTTTATTTGGATTTTGTTTTAATCTCAAAATAAGAATATGATCTTTAGTAATAGGGTCTGGTGGGAAAAATGTAGTTGAGTCTTCCTCTTTACCTGTTTCCAAATTAATTACTTTAATATCATTTGATTTAACGCTAATATTGACATTAGTTGTATTTTGTTTATCAATAATAAATTTATATTTTGATGGCGAAAAAGATTTAATATTGGTAATATGAATTGGGACCAATCCTAATCTATGAAGAATATATTCAATATTAATAGAAGATGTATTGGTAATTACTTTCAAATCAGAATTCAAGTAATCATCTGTATTAAATCCGACTGTTGGAAATTCAGATAATATAACACGACGAATGGCATTTACTAAACTTAGATTAACATCTTGAATTGTGAAGGATAGTTCATTTAGTTCAGTGCTTTTTTTAAATGTTAAACTCATTATTATTTAATAAATATAATTTTTTAAGTGAAATCAATTTTATAATTAATAAGTTAAAATATAAATAAATTTTTATTTAATTTTACTATAATGGCAAATAAAGACATATTATTTTTTAGTTTATTGTGCTCTTATTCCAATGAAGTATTAGAGATAATTAAGAAATCAAATTTAGATAAACAATTATTATTAATAAATATAGATGATGCTAATATAAAATTGCCTGTATTTATTAAAGTAGTTCCAACTATATTTTTACATCAAGATAAAACATTAATCATAGATGAAGAAATAATAAAATGGATTGAAAAAAAAAATAAGAAATTAAATGTAGAAATAGATGCTTATAATAATGATATGTTTTCATTAAACTTCTCTAATTTAAATGATAGTGAATTATCACATGATAGTGATTATTTTTCATCTATACATAATAATATAGAAATACCAAAAGATACAAGTGAGCCAAAAAAAAGAACATTAGAGGATTATGAACGAGAACGACAATTGGATTTAAAAGAGTTTACTTAAGATATATTAATGTAATAAATAATTTGTTTTTATTTAAATAGATAAGTTATTTTTTATATAAATTTTTCTTAATAATAATTAATGTCGGTATTAAGCGCTTTTAATAATGTTATAATTAATTTTATAGATGATTGTATGTTAGTATTTCCAGAGGATACCGATTTTAAAATATATAAAAAGGGATTACAAGTTTATCAAAAATATAATCCCAAAAAAATTTTAACTATTTTTAATGAATATATGACTTTATATAGACCACAAATATTAGAAAAAGATGAAGCCTTTTTTTTAGAGAATGATTATGAAATAATAAATAAATATAATAATAAGGAGATTTTTGAAATTATTAATAAAATAAAAAAATATTGGACACTGTTAGATGAAAACAATAAGACTAAAATTTGGGACTATTTATTATTACTGATTAAAATTAGCGACCAATATAATGCGTAAATAAATATCTATTATTTTGTTTAGATTAATTAATGAGTAAAACAAATATAGAATATTTTAATAACCACTTTAAAACTTTTGTTAATAATATAATTTCTACTTTTCCAGAATATAAGGAAGTTTTAGAAAATTACTATGATGATTTATTAGAACAAGATATATGTAAAAATGATAAATATGTAAAAAGATTTATGATTAAAATGAAGGATTGTAAAACATTAATATCTGATAAAAATGATGATTTATTTAAGGAAAGTATATATATATTAAAAAATGTAGATTTTAAGGAACTTTGGACTTCAGGAGAAGTAAGTGACACTAATAAAGCTAAAATATGGGAATATTTACAGACTTTATTTATTTTGTCGGAAACTATTTTTAATGATAGTAATACTATAAAAAATTTAGTTGAAGGTATAAAACATTTACAATCCAGTGAGGAGAATCCTAAACCAGATTTAGATGAAGATATAGTTAAAATGTTAAAAAATTTATCGGAAGAAACTAAATCGGAAACATTAGAATCTGATTTTTTGGAAAATGGTATTTTAGGTAAGTTGGCAGGTGAATTAACACAAGAGATGGATTTAGGAGATATTAATATAGAACAAAGTGATAATGTGAATGATGTTTTTACTAATTTAATTTCAGGAGATAATCCATTAAAATTTATGAATTTAATACAGACCGTTGGTCAAAAAATACAAACTAAAGTAGAAAATGGTGAATTTGATCAAGATGCTTTATTTAATGAAGCTAAAAAGATGATGGGTGGTTTACAGAATAAAGATAATAATATGTTTGATGAATTAATGAAATCAAATCCAACTAGAGATAGATTAAGACAAAAACTCGAAGATAAAAAAAATAAAAATAATTCATTATAAAAATTATAATTTATAATATCATTATAATATAAATGAAATCACAAAAATGGAGTAATAATTTAAGAACATTATTAGATAAAGATGAATTATATAATGTGATACCATCAAAATCAATGGATTCTAATGAAAAGAAAAGAACTATTATTAGACTAATTATGTATATAACAATCATTTTATCATTATTAACAAATAATATATTATATATTTTAATGTTTATATCGATATATATAATATTTAAAATATATGATGTAGAAAAATTTCAAACTTCAAGTAATTCAGCAACAGAATTAGATAGATTTACAGGAAATACATATATGGGAATTAGCGATTCTAATAATGTTATTAATTCTAATTATACAGAAAGTCCGAAAACAAATTGTATTAAACCAACAAAAAATAATCCATTCATGAATTTTTTACCATTAACAAAAGCTACAGATAAAAAGGCATGTCCAGTTACTAAAAAAATAGAAGAAGAAACACTAAGGCTTGAGACTAAATATCCTACTTTAGACAATTTATATAGACCTAAGTCTAAATTATTACCATACGCATATTTGTCAAATCCTTTTGATACAGATGATACATTAAATAATTGGTTATATAAAGTTCCTGTTTCATGTAAACTAGGAAATACAACTAACACAAAAGGTAACTTCGGTTGTAGTATAGTTACACATATTGGATAATTATTATTTATTATTTATTATTTATTATTTATTATTTATTATTATTTTATTAAATAATAGTATATGAGTTGTCAAATTAATAAATGTGTTTCTTTAAAATGTGATGAAGACGCAACAACGGTAGATACTATTCAATCTTTATCTCCTGCCGAACATATTTTAAAAGATTATAATACTAGTTATTCAAATAGTTATATGAATATTGCCACTAATTGTCCTACTGTTAATTTTGATAATGGATTTGGGTTAAATCCTAATAATATAGATGATGAACTTCGTGTTGGAAAACTGGGGGTTCATAAAGGGGATACCAATCAATTATTTACTAGACCATTTTTAACAATACCATATATGGGCAAAGGAAAACATTTTGTTGATAGTGAAAGTGATTTAATGAATCAAGAATCAACATTACAAAAAAAACCATGTAATTCTTTAGCAGGAGCATTTTTAAATAATCAATTTACACCATTAGTTCCAAATTTAAAAGATACTATTCAGAATCCAAATAATATTATTCAAGAAAATTCTAGACAAGATTGGGTAAGAGGTGGTATTGATACAACCCAAATTAGAAAAGATATAGACTATTTTTCTAGATGTAATAATAAAGATATTGATGCCGTTTTAATTCAAAAAAAAGGCTATTTGGCAAAGAATTAAAATGTTATTTATATATATATGAGTTTTAATAGTTTAATGTATGACACAGATACCACACAATTTAAACTTTTAGAAAATTCTGGAAGTTTAGGTTATTTACTTTTACCTGATAAATATTATAATGTAAATGAATGTAGAATAAATAGAGGGATGGCTGCTGGAAATAATGTAAGTAGAATTGATGGAAATTTAGTTGATTTGGAATCAGATTTATTTGGAGTAACAAGAAAAGCTTCACTTTCTCCGAATAACAAATATTTATCCCCTTGTGCTTTAGGAGATTTAAATAATTGTAAAGCAAATAACATTTTAATTAAGGGTAATGCCAATACTCAAGAAAGAGTTGTGAATACTAATTTAAATCCATTACCTACATGTCAAATGTTTAATTATAAACCACTTGTATTACCTGTTCCATTAAGAATAAACGGTTGTTCAAAATAATTATTATTTTACTATTAAGTTTATTTTAATTAAATTAAATTAAATATTTATTTTTAAAAAAAATATTTAATTAATACATATGAGTTTCACTAATTTAAAATATGATACCGAAACCTATAGACATGATTTAAGAGAATCAACAGGAACTTTAAAATATAATATCAATACACCTCAGCAATGTGAGGAATGTTATTTAAATGACCCAAATTTAAGAATACAACGTGCTGGTAATAGTATTGATGTAACAACACCTATGATTGATATTGATTCTGAATTATTAGGGTTAAATAGAAAAGCTAGCAAAAATCCAGAAGATTTTTATTTACCTGAAAAGGATACCTATAAAAATAATACTAAAATAAATTTTGATGATTGTAATATGCCTAAAGTGGAATCTACACGTTTAAGTAATCCAGCCGAAAATTTAAGAGGAACTGGTTGGAACAGATGGGAATGGTTATGTCATGATCCCCAATCTAAATTAGAACTACCTTTTTCATGGAATACTAATACAAATTTATTGGCAAAAGATAATCATAGACCACGTGTGCCGAAACCAAGTGATAGTGATATTTTACCTCCTAATAAAGGTGACATCATAATAGATCCCGTTACTAAATTTGATGAAGTCCCAACTGAACCAGTAAGTGTTCAGTGGCAATCATTAACTAATATAAAACAATATTAGAATAATATTAGAATAATATATTTATAATGCCTTAAAATTTCTAAGTATGGTATCGGTTGCTTTTTACTTCATTTTGTATTTTATCTTCTAATTCTTTGGATTTTCTTCTTGATTAAATGAATCTTTCGCATAATCATATTGATATGAAATATTTGCTTGATTATTTCGTATCTGTAATATATTATAACTTAGGGCATATACCCGCATTTCCAAGTTTCTTGCTTTAGCTGAGTCTGTAAGATTAACTTCTATATATCCATTATCTATATTTGTAAAGTTACATGTTCCAGAAGGTTGTGTATTTTCAGGTTCAAGGGCAAATGAATAGACATTAATTCCTACTGCTGGAGTGTTAGTATGATGTTGATATGGTTGAATTGTATTAAAATAAAAACCATTTCTAGTATCAAAACGTCTTACACTATTTAAAAACATAGAAGCTGTTATTATAGGATTATTTCCTCTATGTAATAATCTCATATTAAGACCAGCATTAGACCATATTCCCGTATCTAATGAATCTGTTTTATCAATTTCAATGGCACTATTATTGCCAAGATAATGTTCCATTGATTTTTCATGGTATTTATTTACAATACTTCCACCACTATGATATTTTGATATATAATCATATCCTATCGTTTTTAAATCATTTTGGTTATTAACCGTTTTTTGTTTTTTAGTTATTTCACTTGTAAAATTTTTTATAGTATTATTTACATCTGTATCTGAAATAGAAAAATCTGGTTCATAAACATTTTTTTCAAATGGTAATTTCACACCAGGTAAATTATAAAAAGTATTATAATTATTTCTACCACCAGCCATACCAGTTCCCGAAGATGGTTGAGGTGTTCCAGAAAATCCAGCATAATCGTATTCATCAGTAAAATTATATGGTTGCATACCTCCACGTGGTTGACAGAAATCTTTTGAAGTAAAATCTTTAGGTTGAATTATCCACACTAATTCTTTTACAGGATGAGTAAATGTTAAATTAAATGTTCTCGATGATGAATCCTTATTAAAAAATTGAGTTCCACGTTCTTGGACGACTTCTATCAAATAATCATGTTCACTACCTTGAAATCTTCTTTGTTCATCTCTATCTAAATATATATAGTCTGCGCATAAATTTACAGTTCCCAATAAAGGTTTTGGTGATAATATATCACTTCCTGTAGCGTTTCTTATATATCCTTTATCTATACCATTTTCTTTGTTTGTAGTTTCTTGTGATCCCCAAATTAAATTATTTAATTCTTCAAATTCTAAATCTATAGATACTTCGCTATTTTTTAAAGCAACTAATGGAATAGATAATCCTGGATTTCTACAAAACCAAAATTGTAGAGGAATATGTAATGTATATTTATCTACTAACGTTTGTGTTGTACCATCACCTTTTGCTGTAACAATTTGTGTTAATTTAGGCACATTTCCAACCATCTCAGCATATGCTTCTCTATGTCCTACTTTTTGCGATAATTCATTCCATAAATGTAGCCATTCTCCATGATGACGATCTATTTCTTGCCCATCTATCATAATCTTAACATATTTTATCAAACGATGACCAACCCAATTTAACCATCTAAAAGATATATGAGTGTCGGTATCTATTGTTGTTGTTATAGCAGGTAAATCAATCTGTAAATATAATTTATGAAGAAGATCTGGTCCTTTAGAAACAATACATGTATTTGGATTACCAAAATTCGGCGTTCCATTAAAATTTATTTTTCTTGATTCAAGGGCAAAATTAGTATATCTTCTAAATACAGATTTAAAAAAAGTTATTTGGGGATTACCTACTATAAAGTTATCCACATCCGTCTTATTTAAATTTAATTGCATATTAGGCCCAGACATTTAATTATATAAAATATTTTTATTTTAATTTCTTTAAGTATCATTTAAGGAATACTATATAGAGTATATAATGCCATTTAAAATTAAAGATAAAAAAAAAAAGAATTGCGAGGCAAGAATTACTTTAGATGCGACACATAATAATAAATTTGACCAACTAAATAATAAAAAATCAGAATTATATCAGAAGAAAAAGGATTTATTAATTAAAGAAACAGAATTATTAAATTTACAATCAAACACAACACATACAGAAAATGAACATGAATTAGAAATAGTATTAAAAGATACCATAAATAATTATAAAGAATTTATAATTAAAAATGAAAATTTAGATATTAATTACCTACTTGATAATAAAGATATACTAATTAATTATTATAATAATGATATTAATGTTTCTAAAAAGAAACCGGCTAAATTACCCTTACAAACTAAATCAATTATAAATTATTTTAATTTAAACGATTCTAATATATGCGACAAAAAAGATTTATTTGATGAATATTTATATAATGTTAACAATGATTTCACTCATAAAAATACAAAACAAAAAATAAATGTTTGTAACAATTGTAATATTGAAAAAACATTATATTTATCTATTGGTAAAACTATATGTCATAAATGTGGAGACGAATCAGAAATATTAATAGAATCTGATAAACCATCCTACAAAGACCCTCCTAGAGAAGTCACCTATTTTTCATATAAACGAATAAATCATTTTAACGAGTGGCTCGCTCAATTTCAAGCAAAAGAAACTACCGATATTCCAAAAGATATATATGAAGAAATTTTGGATGAAATAAAAAAAGAGCGTTTAGATATCAATAAATTAACTCCTAGTAATTTAAGGGCTATCTTAAAAAAAATAAAAAAAAATAAATATTATGAACATATCCCACATATTTTAAATAAGTTAAATGGGATTAATCCACCAGTTATGTCTCCTGAAATTGAGGAAGAATTACGTAGAATGTTTAAAGAAATCCAATTACCATTTCATAAATTTTGTCCTAAATCTCGTAAAAACTTTTTATCTTATTCCTATGTATTACATAAATTTGTACAATTATTAGAATTAGATGAATTTATTAATTGTTTTATATTATTAAAAAGTAGAGAAAAATTACACCAACAAGACCTTATATGGAAACAAATTTGTGAATATCTAGATTGGGAATTTATTCCAAGTATTTAATTAAATTTACTTTTGTAAATGAATAGATGGGAACAACATTTCTATTACACAATAAATAATAGTATTAATACATATAATTTGGGTAATTTCAGACTCGTTTAATTTATTTGTTGATGTCAATGATAAATATAATATTAATACTAAAAATATTATTTTAATAGCTCTTCTAATTAATTCACGTGGATTAAGTTTTATTTTTTTTAGCGTATCTAATATATTCATATTAAACATTTATATTTAGCATATATTTATTTTTATTAAATTCATTTATTTAATTTAATTCTATTTATTTTTCTATTTAAAAATTAATAGAATTTGATTAGTATATAATGAGTCAAGAAGAAGAATTCCTAGAAGCTGATAACCCTATACCTGGACAAAGTTATGTGTGTTTGTCTTTTATTTCACCTGATGAACTAATGAAAGATAAACAACTTTATTTGTTTAATCGTTTCATGACACAACGTTGTGGTGAATGGGAAAAAGAAATAGATAAGGTAATGGAAAAATCTGAAGATAAACTTAAAAATAAAATAGAAAGAGATTTGCGTGAAAAACTTAAATTAGAATTTAAATTTACGTATGAACAATTCAAATCTAAATTTGATGATTTTAAATATAAATTTAGTGATGAATTAGATAAGGGGTTTAATGAAATTAGTGATTACAAAACAAGTATTCGTGGTGTTAAAGTTCGTGGTGTATATGAAACCATTAAAGAAGCAGAAATTAAGGCTAAACAACTCCAAAAGCGAGATAGATCTTTTCACATCTTCGTTGGTTCTGTTGGACAATGGTTGCCTTGGGATCCTTGTGCCGATAGAATTCAGAACGAAGAATATTTAGAGAGCGAACTTAATACACTAATGCAAGAATATAAGAAGAATGAGGTTAATAAAGATATGTTTTATGAAGATCAGAAACGTGAAAAGAAAGATACTGCTCTTAAAGAAAAAATGAATGCTGATAAAGAACGTGAAAAACAGGAAGCTGAAAATAAAAAAAATATGGAAACTATTGAATCTAATTTAGAATCAGCTGATCCGTGGATGGAGCGAAAAACTGAAGCCCCTTCTACTGACACCCCTTCTACTGACCCCCCTTCAAATTAAACTGGTTCTAATATACCGTCCCAAGAATCTACCTGATAATTACTAACTTCACATATTTCTTTAATAAATTCTTTTTTTAGTGGTTTGCCTTCATTTACGAATAGATCAAAATCTTCAAAATTATTAGATGTATCACCATAGTGGTCACAAACTATATAATCAAAATTAGCTATATAATATCTACATAGAGCTAATTTTTCAAATAATTTCTTTTTTTGTGTCTCATTTTTCCACCAATAATTTTTTGGAACATACCAACAGGCAACAATTTCATAATAAAATTGGTTTATTTTGGATTTGATAACAGATTCTATTTTCTTATGATAGTTATTATTTTTAACAAATTCATACCATTTAAATACTAAATTGTATAGCTTATCTATTTTTTGTTGTGGTGTATAATTGTAAGTAATTAAACTAAACATTTCATTTGCCAATAAACCACCATGAGTATTTGGAATAAATAATGTTCTTCTACTTCTTAATTGCATACCACTATTTTTCATATTAGAATTTTCGTAACTATAAATATAATTCATATAGTTACGAAAATCAACATCATCTAATATTGTTTTAATATTCCAAATAATTCCAATCATTTCAACAGGCACAAATCTCAAAAATAGCCAATATACTTCTAATGGAATAGTTTCATACTCTCTATCATAGTAGTTTTCAGGAACTATCATATAATCTTTATCATATCTTCTATCATAATAACTGTATTTAAATAATTTGGATTGTTTTGGTGAATTCATTTCAAATCATGAAATATGCTAATTATTTTTTAGTCAATTTACAATTTCAATTTTTTCTATAAACAATTAAATAAAAAATAAATAAGTTTAATTTAGATTAGACTAATTAAATTTAAATTAATACGATGAAGTCCAATCTCTTTTATAGTTAGGGAAATATTCAAAGAATGATTTATCTTTACTATAGATATCCAAATTTACATATAGATCAAAATCACGACATTTATGACAATATTGAGATTGATCAACATTATCGAATACATCTCGGGTAGATGTGTAAAGAATACAACTAAAATTATGAATATAATACATACAATCTTTTATTTTAAGGAATAGTCTATCTCTTTGTTTAGAATTATACCATAAAATATTTCTTTTTTGTGAATAATGTGTTGCAAATGAGTAATAAAACTCTTTAACTTTTAATTCAATTATTTGTAATAGAAGTTTAATATCAGGTACTAATATATTAGTTTGTAAATATTCATACCAAGTTATAAAACATTTATGTAAATCATTAATAATATTAGAAGTATAATTAGAATAGAGTGTATCATCATAACCATAATTTATTTTTCTATAAATTATTGAGTTAAAGCTATTAATAAATACTCCAAAATGTGATGTATTCATATGTAATAATTTGGTATTTCTTAGTGTTATACCGCTATTTAGTTTAAACATATCGGGTTTCAGCAATTTCATATAATCGCAAAAATCAGTATCTTCGCGGATAGCTTTAATATTCCAAATAATACCAATTATTTCTAATGGTAAATATTGAAGTAACATAACACACACCAATTTAGGTATATGTTCGTAGGAATAGTCATAATAATTTTCTTTTATAACTACATAATTACTATCTATTCTCCTATCAATATGTGAATATCTGAAAGGTTTCTTGGTATTGATAGAATTCATTTTAGTTCATTCGTTTTATTATTATTAAAAATAATAACATGATTCAATTTTATCTAATTTATAAATTATAATGTATTTTATAGGCTATAATTAATGACCTTTTTTAACATTTATTTGAGGTCCTCTTTTACGTTGGTTAGAATATGCTAAATCAAATGGTTCTTCTTCTTCTTCAGAATCATAACCATTATTATAATTTTTAGAATGGTGTTGCCAATATTCTGGGGCACCTATTTTAAAATCTTTATGTGATTCAGCTTTATACCAAAAAACTTGGTCTTCTAACTTATTACTTTTGGCATTATTATGAATCACCAAACAATTATAGTCTTCAGTACACTGATCCATAACTTGACAAAATATTTCAAAGGTAGGAAACATACCAGCATAATGTTCATACAATTTTCGTCTATTAGATACATAATTCTCTCTTAAAATAAATACATAATCAATATTAGTTCTTAAAGAAGGTGGGACTCCTAACGCATACTGCATTGTAATGATAAATAACATTTTATAATGGCGTCCATTCATAAATAAAGAACGAATATTTTGGTCTTTAGTCCAAGTAGAATCATACAAGCAATCATCTAAAATTAAAAAAGCATCCGGATTTATATTTGTTTTCCCGTACATTTCTTTTTCTTTCATCATTTTTTTAACGATTAATTTTTGTCGTTTCAAAGAATTTGCAACAACCACTGGTGTATATTCTTCATGAATAAATAAATTAGGTACTAATTTACCATAGAATTGATTTGCACCTTCGGTTCCAGATATAACGGTACCTATAGGTAAATTTTTGTGATAATATAATAAATCCTTAACTAAAAAACTTTTTCCGGTTTCTCTTTTACCAATAAAAACACATACTTTATCTGCTCCAATACTTGAAATATTAAATTTTTTTAATTCAAGATTCATTAATTTTTTATAATAATTTTTTTTTTTATTAATGACGCATACTATTTAAAGAATATAGTATAGACATTTTTATCAATGGATACTGCACTATTTTCAGATTCTATAAATGATTTAGAGACTAATCTAAAAGATAAATTAGATATTACGAATATTAGTTTATATTGTCCTATTTTAGATAATTTAAATGATTTAAATGAAGATAACGATATTAATAATTATATTTTTAAAAGCAAATATTTTATTTATGAATTATTAGAAAATAAAACTGAATCTAAAAAAAGTCAAGATTCGCCATATATAAAAAGAGAATATGAAGCAACAATTAAAAATAATTTTAATAAAAAATATTGTAAAAAATCAGTTTTTATAAAAGTAAATCCAATATTAGATGTTATTTCATTTATTTTAGATCAATACCAAATAGAAACAAATGGTTTGTCGAATTATAAAGTAAGTGTAACATCAAATTATATTAATAATTTTAATAATCAAGCATATATAGATGCTTTTTTCTCATTTCTAGCTAG